CCCAGCCGCCAGGGCAGACCACGACGGAGCGCGAAACCTCGAAACCGTCGCGGTCATCCGGGTAGAACCACATCAGTTCATCGAACGACGTGACCGAGCTTGAGACGATCTTCTCGTCCTGGCCTTGCGCGATATGATCCATGAACATCAGCCGAATGTCGCAATGCAACGGCGTCGGCTGGCCGCCCAGCGAGTATTGCCAGAAGTCCCGGCCCGGCGCGATCCACGCGACATTCTGCGCTTCGACCACCGGAGCGCCGGGGCTGATCGCCCCGCAATGCGCCCCCTGCTTCTCAAACTTCCACGTCTGGCCTGGGCTGCCGATGAAGGTCCCCAGGAACAAGCTGTCGGTGGTCCACACCAGGGCGTAGTCGCCCATCACCCGGCCGCAGACGATGCGGCCCCCACTTTCCAGAATCCATTCGCCTGCGTTGTTATTCGAAGCCGAAACCCAGTCGGTGTAATCCTCGATATCGGACCAGCGGATGCACAGCGGGTTGAAGACCCCGGAAACCTCTTCATTGCAGCCCAGCGCAAGCAGTTGCCGCTGCGGCATCGACAAGGTGTAGGTCACCTGCGCTGGCGCATTGGTGATCGGCGTCGCGTGGCCTGGCGCTGTGCCGTCCCAGACGAAAATCGTCTGGCCACGCGGATTGGCGATCAGGAAGCCGCCCCAGGTCCCCAAGCTCCATGTCAGCGGGAAGGTGTCGCCGGTCGAAGGCGTCCCGTAAGCCGAACCACCCGCACCGCCAGAGCCGTAAGGTCCGGTGCTGTAGCCCGCGCCGCCTGTGCCGTCCGGCTGACCGGCCGTGAAACCAGTAGTCGGCGTCACATCATAGAGGACGCCGTCGCGCCAAACCGACAAGCCGTTGTGACGACCAAAGCCGATGTTCAGGTCGTTGGTCGTGTCCGTCCAGACAATCATCGACCGGCAGATTCCGCCGACATTGTCGAGTATCAGCCGTTCCCAGCCGCCCTTGATCTGCCAGCCATCGGCATAGAACCGCACCAGCGAACCGTTCAGCCAGCGGCCCTGCTCAGCGAACACCGTATCGTCGTTGACGATGCCAGCCGGGGGCTGGAAGGGCATGTTCATGCCGCCTCCAGCTTTTCAAGCCGTTCCGTAAGCTGTTGCACGGCGGCCCAGAGGATTGCGACAAGGTGCTGCGGATGCAACGCGACCGGGCGTCCCTCGTCGTCACCGACACCCTTGATTGTGGCGTGTGGCAGGACCGCATCGACCTCATCGGCCATGAACGAGAACGGCCAATGCTCGCGCGGGGCAGGCCAGTTCTCGGGGTCGGTCGGATGCGGTTTCGGAACGTAGTCGCAAGACCGGATCGGCAGGTTTCGCACCACGTCGAGCGGATCGAGACTGGGCTCCTTGATGTTGTCTTTCAGTTGGCGGTCGGAGGGAACAACCGACCATTGCAGGTTCGACCCGTTCGCATACGCCAGCAGAACGGTCGTGCCGTTGACGTTGAGGCCCATCATCTGGGCGTTGTACCAAGTAGCGTTCTGGTAGAAGCCGGTCATCACTTGGTTGCCAGCGATGGCCGTTGGGTTTGCCGCAGTAAGCGGCTGTGCAAAATTCGCAATGCCGTTAGAGCGCGTAATAGTCAGCGGCGCGCCTAGATAAGCCCCACTGTCATCAAATCGCTGAATAAAAAAATCCGACCCTACGTTACCGCCCGTTTCAGAAAACTGAACGGCAATAACATTCCAGCGAGGACTATTGTTGGTTTGAAGTTGCATGCCCTTGGCGGAAGCGTTCGGGCCAGTAACCGAGACCAAACCCGCGACAGACATATTGTTACCTATGGTAACAAGACCGGTGCTCCGCGTAATCTGAAGAGGCGTATGCAGATAGACGCCGTTGTCATCGGAGGCAGTGATCTGGAAATCACCGCCCACGTTGCCGCTGCCCGTAGCGTTGGTGGCGACGATGTTCCACTGAAGGTTGCCGCCACTGTAAATCTGCATTCCCTTGAAGGCATTCGCCGCGCCACCGCTGCTGAATAGTCCAGTAACGCCAACCGTAGTGGTACCGTATATAGTTCCTCCTACATTCAGCGATTGAGCAATGCTTACATTACCAGTAGAGCGCACTATAGAGAACGGCGACCCAAGAAGGCCGCCAGCGTCACTAAACCGATCAATCGTAAAGTCAGACCCAGCGTTAGCACCTGTTTCAGCAGCCGCATTGAGCCCGACTTGCCACCGCTCCATCGCCGCCGTTGGCGGCGTAGCACCCGTGAAATACTGAACCACCTTTCCGGTGCCTGCGGGGGCAGTTAGCTGAAGAACGCTGTCGGCATATTTCAGGCTGTTGACTGCACCCGCCGCAAGCTGCGGCGTGCCGACCGCCCCGTTGGCGATCTGCGCCGGGCCGACCGCCCCGAGTTGGATTTTCGAAGGCGTCACCGCCTGATCGTTCAGCTTTACCGTCGTCACGGCGCTATCAACAAGCCCCGCTGTGCCGACAAAATTCCAGCTTGGGTTTGTTCCGTCCGTAGACAGGAAACGACCGGCGTTCCCTGGCTGCCCCGGCAGGCTGATGGCGTTGAACGCCAGGTTATCCGCATAAGCTCGCGTACACGCATCGGTCGGATTGATTGGCACGCCGAGGCCGGTCAGCGTCGTCCCGCCGAAATCAGTGGCCCGCACCCGGTAGGTCGTCGCGCCATCGCAGTAACACTGGCCGACCTCGCCAGGCATGAACGTGGCCATGGGCCCGGCCGCCACGCCGACTGTCACCTGGCCAGACGACGCATTCCGCACCGTGTAAGGCTTCGACACCGCTGGAATGGTGACGCTGCCGCCAGTCCCGCCCGTGATATTGATGACGGCGTTACGGGCTTCATCCGCAGCGCCGTTGGCCGTGGTCAGCGCGTGCGTGCCGGACAGCGCAAAGCTGACGGCCCCGAAAATCGCCGTGTCGATAAGCTGGAAAGCGCCCTGATTAAGGATCACACCCCAGGTGTTGTTGTTCTCGCCTGTCGCCTGGAGAACGAATCTGCCGGATGCGGTATAGGCGCTGGGCATCAGACCGGCCCCGCCGTGGCGATCTTCAGCCACTGACCGGCCTTGGCCACCGCCAGGCAGCTTTGGTCGGTCACCGCCACCAGGCAGCCGTTCCATTCGTTCGCGTTCGGCAGATCAGCCTTGGTGCAGACCCAAAGCTGCATCGGCGCAGTCGGCAGCGCTGGCGCAAAGAAGCCTAGGAGCTTCAGAACCATATGCTGCGCCCACGTCGGAGCACTCGCCTCAAGCAGCGCTGCTGTGGACGGAACACGCTGGAACGGGGTCACCATGCGGGCTGTAGCCTTCCCGTCGCCGTGCGGCGTGTGCTCTCAGCGCGTAAGCGCGAGTAGGCCGCCGCCTCTTGCCCCAGTGCGAGCGCCAGCCTTGGATCGGTTGCCACCGCCGACAGATAGTCGCGGTAAAGCCGGACCTTTACCTGCGCCGCGATCAAGTCCTGGCCCTGGTTCGTCCAGAAGTTGCTGTCCGTGTCCAGCACCAGCGGTGGGGCCACGTCCAACAAGGCGTCCAAGGCCAGCCAGTAGACCTGGCCCGGCGTTGGGAACAGGTACAACAGCAGGTTTTTGACCAAGTAATCCGTGGGCTGCCCGATGACCGCTGGCTGCATCAGGCTTTCGAATTCGTCTATTGACCGGACTGTGAGAGGCCATCGGGTGTTTCCCGCATTCTGCTCCAAGTAGAGCCCGTCAATGGTTCGAACACCGCTCGGCCATGGTATAGTCTGGACACCTGCCTGGGTGTAGAGAATCTGGCGGCTCTCGTTGAACCACCAGCGTTCATTCGCATACTGATCTATGGCCTGGGCAATGATGTTTTGAAATTGTGCAGCCAGGTCATCGGCGAGATCGTCACGCGTCGTCTCGCTGATGACCCTTGCCTTCAGATCGCCCAGAGTCGCCATGGGCCATCAGCCGGGGCCCGGCAGATAGGTGAGCCACACCGTCGCAACGCCTGCGGTCGGCGCGGGGCCGGTGCTGGCGACCGTCGCATAGACCGGCGTGTCCACCGCCAACGGACCCTGCGCGGCAAACGGCACGGCCAGATCGGTACGCGCCAGGGTCTTCAGGTCTGTCGCGGCAAACAACTGCGCGCCACCCGGCGTCGTGCCAAGCGCGAGGGTGTTGGTGGTGCCATTCCAAGCCTGCGACACCAGCATATGCACTTGGTCCATGATCGCCCCGGCAGGCAGGACGCCGAGCTTGCCCGCCACCTGGCCGAAGCCGAACTGCTGGCTGATCTCATGGATGACTTGAAGGTGGGTTTTACGGCCGCCAGTCGGCATGTCCGGTCCTCCCTTAGGCCGTGAACGTCGAGGCCACGATGGTCCCGAAGTCCGCATTGTTGAACCGGAGCTTCGACAGGCCGTGGATCAGGCCAGCTTCGACGCCGAGCTTGTTACCATAGTCAAAAAGCTCCTCGTTCCAGTCGAAGTTGTTGAAGCTGTTGCCTTTTCCGAAGGCGATGGCCCCGGCCTGCGCGCCCATCAGGATCGCCCGGCGCACGCCAGCCGTGCTCAGGCCCGTGCCGGAATCGACACCGGGCGTAACGCGGGTGCTCTCGTGCAGGACGACCCCGTTATACATGCCCAGCGCGCCGGTCATGATCGGGTTCTTGTCCGACCCGTCGCCGGTCATCGCCGCCTTCTGGATATCCAGCCACTGGCCGGTTCCGACGTTGGTCCGAAGCTGGGTGACCTGATTGGTGTGGATCACCATGACGTAGCGCTGGTCGCCGTCGATCATCACCGGCCGGATAACCGGGGTCATCAGCTTGGCCTGCGCCACAATGGCGTCGATGGCCGCCAGGGTGAATTCGTCGCCCGCCGCCAGCGTCTGATCACTGGCCTTGGCGTTCGGCCGGTAAATGTGCGCGGCGTCGGGCGGCAGGATGGCGTTCATGCCGGTGAAGCGGTTATCCACAGCCGGTGTGTAGCCGCACATTTGGTTGAAAAAGGCGGTGTCCATGCGACCCGCCCACCAGTCCTTCAGCCCCAACATGGCTTCTTCGCGGATCGACCACGGAATCCGCTGTTCAGTCATCTTCCCGGCCGATTTCACGGCGTGGCGAAGCTGGTCGATATAGAGGTCGCTGGTGAAGGTCGCGAGGGCTTCTTCATTGCCCTCCAGCGTTCCGTCGCCAGCCGTCCCGTCGCCGGTCAACTGCATCCGCAACGTGATCCTGACGCGGTCGCCCGCATCCTTCTTCATGTCGCTGTAGGTCTGGATAATGTCGTCCGACGAGTCGCCGATAAAGCGCTGAATCCACGTCGCTTTGAGAGCTTCCCGTGCCAACTGTGAAGACCAGAGCTTCTTGGCTTCTGGTGCGTTCACGCCATAGGCGGTTTCAGCCATAGCGGGGTCCAAGGTTGAGCGGTTGGGGTTCCGCTCCGTGCCGTGGAGCCGCCGAGGCGTCCTATCGGACGCGTGGCCCGTTACCGGGGGCCGGGCGAAGCGTGATGAAGCTCACGCGAACTAAGGTTCAGCGTCGAAAGCCTGTTGCGGGAAGCCGTCAAGCTATTCGAGATCGAAGGGCATCGGGTGATCGCCGGTCGGCGGGTACTTGACGACCAGCACGCCGCGCCGCTGGGCCTCCTGCACCATATCCTTCGTGCCGGGGCCGCCTGGGAACGCCAGGACGAGGCTCGGCTTACCTTGAGACAGCATTTCCCGGTTGCGGATCGGCCCGGCTGATCGGCCGTGGGTCGTCCAATCGGCCTCATAGGTCGTGCAGGTGACGCCGTTGCCTATCGCCCACTCGCGGGCGAACCTGTCAGCGCCCTTTGCGCCACCCTGGATGATTTCGATGGGGCCCGACCGCAGCGCTGCGTCAAGAACCCGCCGCACGGCGGCCCGGTCGGTGTAATCGCGCCCGCCGCAAACCAGAATCCGCATCAAGCCTCTCCCACAAGGCCGGTCGGCCGCCGACCCCACGCTACTGATCCGGTGAAGGGTGCTGCGCGGAGCCGACGGCCAGTGCCAGGATGCTCAAATCACCAGCTAGGCGGATATAGGGTAGTTCTCAGTGTCGGCCAAGCTCGCGGTTCCGCAGCTTCTGCCACGCCGCATCGCGCGCCGCGCCGTTCAGCTTCGACACCGCTTCCCAGGTCAGCCCGTTGTCCGAACCCTTGCCGCGCGCCGTCGCCGTGCCGCTCGACGCGGCCGCGCCCGCCGCGATCTTCTTCAGCTTGTCGTCGGCCGCCGCCGCCCCGGCCTTGAAGCCGCGCTTCTTCGCCAACGCATAAACCCGCTCGGCCGGGTCCTGGCCTGCGGCGATCAGGTCGCGGGTCATGCCGAACAGTTCGTCGGCCAGCTTTTCCTCCAGCTTGCGCCCGACATAGCCGAGGTCTTCAAGCTCGGCCCTGCGCGCCTCGCGGACATAGTCGGCGGCCTTGTAGTAATCGGGGGTGTCGGCCGCGAAGTCCTTCTCGTAGGTGTCCATGGTCGCCAGCAGCGTATTGGTCAGCCGCACCCGCTGATTGTGCTGGCCTTCCTGCGCGGCCTGGTCGGCCTGCTGCTTCATGAAGGTCCGCAGCACCCGCTTGATCTGGTTCAGGTCGCTGATCGGCTCGTCGTCGTCGTCGCGCAGCGTGGCGATCAGGTCGGTAAGCTCATCGCGCTCGGTTCCGGCGCTAAGCTTGGCTTCGACCGCTTCGAGGCGGGTTTGCAGGTCGGTCGCCAGGCGTTCGGCGGCGCGGCGCTTCGAACGCTCCTTCGCCGCCAGGCCCGCCTTGTCGTGCGCCTGCTTCTCCCAGTCGGTCGGCTTTCGCTCCCCTTCCTCGCCGTCTTCGCCTTCGCCGTCTTCCTGCTGTTCGACTTCGGTGTCTTCGCCTTCAGCGTCGGATTCGGGGGTTTCAATTTCTGGCCGTTCGCTCATGGCCCTTCCTCTCTGAACGGGCGCGCGGGCTTCAGCGGGTGCTGCACCCGCCAGGCCCGTCGCTGCGCCTCATAGGCGCGCTGCCGCGCCTCAGCTTGTTCGCGGGTGAGCATCCGGGGGTCGGGGCGTTCGTCAGTCATGACTGGAGCTTCTTCAGGCCTGCTTCCAGTTGGCCGAGCTTGCCTTGCAGAATGTCGCGGCGGGTGTGCGCCGCCCGGTAGGGGTCGCTGTCCGGCTCGAATTTCTCCAGCCGCCGTTCGGTGATCCGCACTTCGGCCGCCACTAGGCCGATCTGCCGCTGAAGGGTCTGGATGGCCTCAAGCATTGTCTTCCCCCGGCTGCTCGGCTTGCTCGGCCAGGGCCTGTTGCTCCTGCTGCCGCTGCATCTGGGTCATCTTCATGCGATGGGCCTGGTCGGACTGCGCCTGGCGCTGCTGGTGCTGATCGGCGGCCTGCGCCTGGCGCTGGGCGTGCGTCTGGAAGTTCTGCGACAGGTTCTGGACGTGCTTCTGGGTGCTCTGCGCGACGCCCTGCACATGGTCTTCGCGA